TCGTTTTTTAGCAACCCAAATACCTTTGTCGGCAATCGCTTCACGTTTGAAGAAGATCTTTTCCTCATAGGCATTTGTATATTCAGCCAGTTTTGTCATCGCCTTTGCAATGGCTGGCTCAATCTTTTCCTCACCAATCTTGTCGAGTAAGTCGACAATTTTCGATTTAGAAAGACCATTGTAATACTTTTTGACCAATTTGTCAAGGGTAATATAACAGGAATCTGTATCTGAATAGAAAGAGTAGACCTCACCTTCAGTACCACAAACCTCGTTCAGATATTCATCGAGTGCCTTTGCAGTCTCACGGATGATAAACTGACCAGACAATGTAATACCCTCGGCAATCCTGTCATCATAATATCTAAAATACTGGTTTGCCATCGCGCCATACAAACTGTTCAACTGAATTTTACGAGCCATTTGGAAGTTGTTGTATTTTGCGATCTTGGCTTTGAGTGAGGGATCTTTTGTTTTCTCATACTCGCGCTCGGTTTGTTTCATCAGCTTCTTATACTTCTGGCGGTCATCAAAGAATGTTTGAGTGATCTCAGCAAAGATACCTTGCTTCCCTCGAGAAAATTTAGCACCATTTGCAGCCACAGCATGACCAGTATCAATCTCAGTTTGACGATCGAGCAACTTATCAACTGTCGTGTCAATCGTTGCTTCATCAGCAACAAGAGTCTCAGGAGACATATTGTATTGCATAATGATAGAAGGATACAGAGATGTTGCGTCGAAACTCAAGACCCAATCATACGCACCAATCTGAGGTTGCTGAACATATGCACCCTCGATTGTTCTACCCTCGTTTTCTTTCTTCTGAGGAATCATAATTTTTTTCTTCAGAAGGTGATTGTATAGGAGGCAGTCCCATGTCCGAACAGAAGAGTAGATATCGCCTAGATTACACTTGGCATCATATGCCATAGTTGCAATCAACTCGATGAGTTTCATCTTGTCTTCAAGGTCATCGACTAATTTACTATCGATAATGTTATAGTCTACAAACCTATTCCAATCTTTCTCATAGAAATCTTTGAACGTGTCATAATTGTTTTCGAGTTTTTTGTGACCGAGTTCGACCTCAGCAATGTAATCAAGTTTGTAAGACTCACGAACTTGATAGGTAAACTTCTTGTAGAGATCAAGATAGTCGAGTTGAGCAATACCTTTGATGTCATATAGTGTGTGTTCCCTACCCATCATCTTCACGCTTTTCTTGCGCGTCATATTGAATGGGCTGAATCCGTTTTTGACTTTATTTTGTTTCTGCTCGTCCTGACCACCGAGGACTCTTGCGCATCGGTTCATCAGATATGGGATATCGAAAAACTCAATGTTCCAGCCAGTGATAATATCTGGGGTATTCTGAAACCACCAAGTCCCGAACTTTGTAAGCAACTCATACTCATCAACACAGGATTCATATGTGACATTCAAGCCATCGATCTCAGGAGACTCGGGAGTCCAGTCACCCTCACCCCATGTGAAGATTTCTTTGGTGTTGTTATTCACCACAGTGATCAGAGTGATTTTTTCTTTCGGATTATCAACATCTGGAAATCCGTGCTCAGTCGTTGTCTCGATATCGAGAGACTGGATGTTCATCACAGACATATCAAACGGAACTTCGTCTGGATATCGCTCGGAAAGATATTGGTATGTTAGATCGGTCTGACCATAGATCGGATAATTACCGATACCGTCATAACTTTGAACAAACTCCCGACAGTCAGCAGCATTAAGGAACTCAACTGGCTTTAGATTCTCGCCATAAAGTCCCTTGATGTCTGACACTTCGGGTGATCTAACATATAACTTTGGTTTGAAGGAAGGGTCGCGTTCAGTGAATGCAACCCCATCGCGGTAGCCTCTGGTCAACACGTGTTTTCCGTACTGCCAGCAATATGTATAAAATTCAGTCATGAGTAGATTATACCCCTAGCAGGCATAAATGTCAAGCACTGAATTATGTGATTATACTTTGTTTTTTGGGGGTAATGATCTCGCTACCATAGTGAGTATCGTATTCATTCTTCATCTGATCAGTGGGTTGCATAACACCGATGACGTGATTCGGCATAATGTGAATCGTATTCTCATGTGCATACGGAGCATATGGTGCAAGACCGATACTAAACTTGCCATCATTTTCAGTTGGCTGAAGAATAATTACAGCTGGTTTTTGCAGTACGATGATTTGTCTTTCCTCGACAACGATATCGGTGACTTGACCGATAACTTCTTCGCCAGAGGATAACTTTAAGATTTGGACTTGTGATTCGCTCATAATATATTTCCTGAATGTTGGGGGAGCAGCATCGCTCCCCCTTATTTATCTACTCTTGTAGAAATTGTTTTTTAATTGCAATGGTTTTTGGCTTACGTTCTTCTGGAATGATATGTTCAAGAGAGATTGTAAGAATACCATCGTTAAAGTTTGCACCTGCTACCTCGACATCCTGATTCAACGCAAATGTCTTGGTGAAGTTTCTCGCGCCAATACCCTTGTGGACAAATTTACGATCGTCTTCATCGGTTTGAATGCCTTGCACAACAAGTTTGTTCCCTTCTGGGACTTGGGTGATTGTCAATTCGTCATCCGTGAATCCAGCTGCAGCAAATTCAATTGTGTATTTGCCATTGCCTTCATCGACAATATTGTAAGGTGGGTAATTGTTGGAAAGTTCTGCCACATTATTTAGATTCTCGAATACTTGGTCAAATCCAATCGTGAATGGGGCGAGGTTATTTGCGATCTCGTGGAGATCTCGTGCTCTGAATTTAGTAACCATAATGGTCTCCTTATATTAAGCGAGTTTGTTTATGCGTCCCAAATGGCAACGCATGATTATTATATAATATCTAACGCAAAAAAGTCAAGTTATTTTTTGCCAATATTATATTTGGTTATCAGTTCCCAATCGTTCTTTTCTTTGAACGAGAGAACCTTAATCTGAGACAGCGGTGCTTGTTCAGCATGCTGCTCTTCAGATACTATAGTCATCAAACCCCAGTCTGAAAGTAACTTAGCGATCGTGTTTCGCCTTTCCAAGTCACCTTCACCAAAGTCTGCTGCCTTACCATCAAGCGCAAACAGTTCTTTGAAGTGTGTGATGAAATACCTACCCTTCTTGTGCAGTATGTGACAAGACTGGTATAAAACTTTTTCTTTTCTGGAAGCAACGCCAATGCGGGATAATGTTTCTCTAATTTTTAGAAAGTCATCTGCATCTTTTAAAGTGATTTCTAGCGGTGCGTATCCAGGATATTCAATCTGGAAGAAATCTTCACTCATCATAAATCCTTATTCTTCTTCTTTAGAGTGTCTGGATTTATTTATAAATATCATTATGTCAGCGAAACATCAATATTACTTTCCGTGTAAAGACCTCCTATCTCCAGAAGAAAGAAAAAAACTCAGGGAATATGGTGGCGCGGTAATTAAATCTGTAACGGAAACCGTGAAGACAGATCCCAATTCTAGAGATATTAGACGCGAAGGATACCATGGCGATCAAAATCTTGTTTCACTTGGAGACGATAGAATCACCAAAAAAGATAGAAGAACCCCTTGGAACGAAACAAAATTAAATACACTTGTGTTTAATCTCAACGAACCAAATCCCCTATTCGCAATACCAGCAATAGAAATAGCTGAAGCTGATGAAATGATGGAAGTGATAACAAAGAGGTATAATGGTCATGGTTGGAGATTCTGTGCCTCTATGAATGACTATATGGCTGGACCAGTCCACCAAGATCCAAAGATGGGATACAGAGTAAATTGCAACATACCAATATCACCAGATTATGCATTTTATCGTCCGACATATTTTTACAGAGAAAACGATAGAGACACATTAGCTTGTAGCACCAACTATGCGAATCTTAGATCCCCATCATTGTTAAATACCAGTAAGTGGCATAGTGTTGGTGGTGGAAAGGGAGTTGTTCCAAAATCAGAACAAAAGGCAGGGATTTATGTGGGGAGAAGTTTTGCTATTCAGATTCTATATAAAGAAACTTATCCAGAAGTCGTAAAAATGTTTCAGAAAAAAGGATGGTTATCTACCACCCCTTTCTAATTTCTTCTTGATAACTTCTAACTGATCGTCAGTCAAGATTCTCAACGCACTCTGAGCATGAGTGTCATTGTATCCATAATACTCTTTGACAACAGCTAGATCTTCTTCCTTGATTGGTTTCAACCATTTGTTAAATCGTTTCTTCGGTCGAACGATACCGCGAAGAAAATCGAATTGTGCTTTCTTGTCTATGTGTGGGCGACTGTTCATTTCATTACAGGCAATCACCGTGTCAGCACCATAACTCAATGCCTTGTTGATGATGAATGCATTGTATTGTTTCTCAGACCAGTCGTCAACAATCATATCCTGCTTTGTGTGGTGAATCGCGTTCACGAAATCAAACGGACTGATTGATTTTTTCTTTACTTTAAACTGTTCTTCGTCCAGCTTTACAACTGGATCACCCATACCCTCAAGCATTACGGAACTCAACATTCGCCATAATCTCTGTGAGACAAGCGGTTAGATTGATTTCCTGATCAGCCACAAATGCTGCCTTGTATTGATAGTCTGCAATGAGAAGGACGAGTTGCGGAACTTGTGCGACTTTGTCCAAGAGCGTATCGTAGATTTTACGATAAACACCTTGCGGGTCTGCGTCAACATTGTTGGCGACCCATTGGCGCATCTTCTTCCAATCCTTGTCACGCAGACTATCAATAAGTGCCTTGGTATTTACTTCAGCGAGGTTAGAAAGGATTCCCTCGTCGATTTTACCAGACACACTGTAGCGTTGCAATTCATTGAGGACACGTCGATAATCGGGAAAATGTTTCATCAAAAGTTCAGCAAGGACTTTTTCAGAATACTCAACATTTTCCTGGTCGAGGATACGAGCCATTCGCTTCATAAAGCGAGATGCCATCTGTTGGCGGTTGGTCTTATCGAGTTTAAAGTCCACGACTGTTGTTCGACTGTGTAACGGATCGATAATCCTGTTTCGGAAGTTACAGGTAAATATGAACCGACAGTTTGATGAAAACTCCTCAATGAATGCACGCAAGGCAGGTTGTGTTGAATTAGGATTCAAATAATCTGCTTCGTCAAGTATAACCACTTTTGGCTTGCCCTCAAAGGACACAGTGCTGGCGAAGTCTTTGATCTTTGTCCGAAGAACATCGATCCCAGACTCCTCAGAGCCATTGATAATAATGTAGTCACATCCTAATTCATTACACAACGCACGAGCGACCGTCGTCTTACCCGTGCCAGCAGTACCACATAACAGCAAGTTTGATATTTCTCCAGCGTCCACGAACTGTTGGAATGTATCCAAGAGAGAGGAGGGAAGAATACATTCCTCCAGTGTTTGTGGGCGGTATTTTTCAACCCAAAGAAATTCATCTTGCTTCATCATATAATACTCCTAACCAATTTTATCTTCAGAACCTACGCCATCTAATAGGTTCAATTGCAACGCTTCACCACCTGCATCATACTCTCTTCCTTCCAAAAAGGCAAGGATATTTTGCGGAGAAGATACACCGTATGGGTCGTCATCAGCATTATGTTTAAAACCTCGTTCAACGAACTGCTGTTCGATCTCAAAGTTCTTAACAATCAAAGCATAACGCCAAGATCGAATACCGAAGCCAAGGTTGTCTTTGTAAACATCCATTCCGATGGAAGAAGTAAACTTACCAGATCCATCTGGGATTACTTTAACGTGTTCAAGACCTTGATCTTCTGCCCACTTATTCATCACAAAGGTATCGTTTACTGATACACAGAAGATGTTTTCGATACCTGCCTTCTGAAATCGAGGATACAATTCCTCAAAGTCAGGAAGCTGGAACGTAGAGCAGGTTGGTGTGAATGCTCCAGGAAGTGCAAAAATAATACATTTTTCTCTCCCTACAATCTCGTGGGTTAATTTCATTTCCCACTTGAATGGATTATCACCACCAATCGATTCATCACGCACACGGACATGATGAACCACATTAGGTATGCGGTGCGGAAATAAAGGCATGGTTTCTCCTTAGATTACTGAGTTTGGTTCGAGAGCCAACCAGTATTTTAAAGTGCCTGATTCGTTCTCTAGGAACATAAACTTCTTCTGTGACAAGACGATCTTGTACGAATCGGCAATCACTTTGAAGTTCTCAACAGCGAGGCGACAATCAAACTCTTTATCAGTTTCACCAATAACCTGACGGAAGGTGTTACTGCGAGGAGTTGATGGATCACCGACAGACAATGTCACTTTACCGTCACGACCAACAACACTCATTACAGGTGCGCTGATTACAGAGGCAGCACGACTGATGTTTGTGACTTCATCTTTGCTCATTGAGAACTCATAGAAGTTGTCGACATCAATAGTCTTGTCGGGAGCAGCAACAATGATTGAAGGGTCTGCATAAAAATACTCAAACTCTGCACCACTGCTGTTGATTTTAAGACTCTCATCGCCAAGATCCAGATCTGGATTGTCAGTGAATGTCAGCAGACCTAGCAGACTGTTCAAGTCATAGATCGCAAACTCCTTGTCAAATGACTCGGTCACTGTAGCGCGAGAGAATATATTCTTACCATTAGAAATAGTGGCAAGAGTATTACCTTCACGAACTAGGATGTTCGTGTTAATTGTTGCGAAGTTTTTTAAGACTTCAAGGGTTGGTTTAGAAATGTTCATAATATAAGTTTCCTCTTTCTTTCACTTAGTTACACAATAATACATCATTGTCCCAAAATAGTCAAGCATCAATTTCAAACATTTCCCATTCAAATTGAACACCAGCTTCTGCATGTTGCTCGATAATGTTTGGGTGTTTAGCAATTTCTTCGTTGTATTTTGAAAGCAGTTCTGCTCTAGATTCTTCTGTCGGAAATAAAAACACATGAGACCAAGAAAGACCATCAACAGAGACTTCCATAGAAATGGAAGAACCTTCAGTTGCTGCCATAAATTCTGTAATCATCTTCCAAAGATTATCACCAACCTCGATAAAATCACTATCTGTGAACGGTGTGGTAAGAGAATCTCGAATATAAGTATATTTTATATAATAATTTTTTCCAGACATTCTATAATTTCCTTCTCATAATTTCCATAATCGACATAAAAAGCATATTGTGGTGTGTATTTATATTCTACTTTATGCTCGTATTGCTTGACAGGTTGTCCTGGAAATACTGAAACATAATTTCCTCTAGAATTTTTCCAATCAGAGTGGCGTTTCGTTCTCCACATATTATGCTCATTCACAAAGAACATAAAAGATTTATGGTCTTGCTCATTTATATACTCGATCACACTTTGCGTGACTTTGTGTAGCAGTTTAATTCCACGGAAGGCATTGGCGTCAGGATGTATAAACAACCGAACAGGTGCTATGGCAATATTGCGGTCATCTTCATACGGATAATATCCAGCACCTGCAACGAAACGACCATCTTCCTCTACACAAAAATATCCACCATCATCATAGATTCGTTGCTTGTATATTTGATTGAGTAGAGTCTCAGGTCTGTTTTCCCAATCCAAAAATTCTACATTCTCAGAAGTCGGATCTTCACTACGGTGTGCCGACTTACAAAACTCTATTAACTTATCATCTAGCGCATACGAACTTGTTATGCGTATCACTTCATCCATTTAATCAAACCATAATACCCAAGGTCGAACAGACCCAACCGAGTCTTTCTCTGGTCTTCGTGATGCGTTTTATGATACAACTCACCGCCAGAAAACATAGCAAGGATATGAGAATCTTTTACTCCTCGCCAATGACCATACGTGTTAATCATTATGAATGAGCCATACACATAACCCACCGCTACAAAATACAAGACTGGATTAACCAGAGCCATCACCAAAGTGGTGAACAAAGCAATCTTCAAATAATGAGTATTCTGCCAGCGCATCGGTTCGTGTTTCAGATCTGTCTTCAGATATGATGCTTCTGGGGTATTGTAAAGAACCATCAGCAAATTCTGTTTCCACCCAGCCATTGGACCATGCGGATCCTGATCAGTGTCATAGTATCTATGGTGTTTGCGGTGCAACCCAACCCAATACATGGCTGGGAGAACCCAAAATGCAGCACCCAATGTCAAGAAAATATAGTGCATTGATTTCGTCGGAGTCCAAGTTCTATGAGACAACGCACGGTGATAATATGCCGAGGCGACAAACGTAATCAAGAGCATACCGACAAACGCACCAATCAAATAGTTTGCCGTGAATCCCTGCACCAACGGATACAACAATAACATAGCAACACCAACCAAATTCATCGCTTGGTGTGTTCCTGTGTGATGATATTTTTTATACAGCTTCGATAATGACTGAAGCACATTTACCTCCAAATCCAAGACTATTCTTTAACGCAAATCTCTTGGTTGTTTTCGAATTTTCTAATACAACATTATTTAGGAGAGTTTCATCAATGTTGTGAGATTTGGGGATAGTTTTATTTCGCAGAGCCATCAACGTGTAAATGATTTCAATGATGGAGCAAGCACCTAGTGTGTGTCCGAGTTTAGACTTGAACGCTGTGACAGGGACATCACCAACCACTTTCTTAATCGCATCATACTCAATAACATCTCCAGCTGGAGTCGAGGTAGCGTGTGCAGAAACAAACGCCAATGCCTCTTTATATTTTTCTGCGCTCCTTTGCATCGTTTTTGTGATGCCGATCGATGAAGGTTCAACGATATTACCAGCAGATCCATCAGACCCCAGCGATGGTTTGTATATGTAACCATAGATGGTCGCACCTCGAGAAATCGCGCTGTATGGACGTTCAAGCACAACGCACCCAGCACCCTCACCCATAATAAAGCCATCTCTATCTTCGTCAAATGGCTTGGATGATGTTCCCAGTGCTCCAAGTTTACCGAAATATTCCATGTCAAGGTCATTGATACTATTAGCACCGCCACAAACAATGAAATCATAATCGTCGGCAAGGCTGAATGCATAATGTAATGCATATAAACTGCTGGCACAAGCAGAGTTGAACGCTGTAGAACCACCAGTGAAGTTGTGAAGTATCGGAATCAATCCAGACAAGTGGTCTTTTAAACTCTGAACCATGCGTTTCGGTTTTACTCTGCGACCACCATCTTCCAAGTCGTGAACGAAATCAACCAACTCTTCATTACCGTTCGACAAAGTTGAGAACAGAGTGAATGTGTTTTCACGCATTGGTATATTTGCCATTGCCATTTCTGCAGCGTGGAGTCCCATCTGATTTACTCGACTCAGACTCGCATAATCGGATCCTCGCATATTTTCTGGGCGTAACATATCGCTAGTATCTGCAACAAATTTCCCATCATAAGCATCAACATAATTGTCGCTGATATAATTCGAGAAGCATTGCTCTGGATTCTTACCCAGATTATCTATCATACCAATACCAGTGATGGCAAGTTTATCCATTGTTCCACTCCACCATCATTGCTTTAAAATTGTCTATCATCGTCTTACCTTTCATCGAATCCATAACCTGCCCATCTTCAGAGAAGTCATACATATACAAGAAGTCATCTTCGGAAGCGCAAATTTCGTGTAATACCAAATCGCGTTTAACCTGTAAGAAATGTAAGAGATCCTCCGCGATATCCAGAGTCTCATCGAATTTATACTTTGCAGCAGTGCGATTCAATAACATATATCGGTTGAATGGATCGCCATTGAAAGTGTGGGAGGCAATAAACTCCAAATATTGATGCCAGTAATCGAGATCTTCTTTCTCCCATGTCAGACCCTGCCTTGCAACCTTGGGGAGATTGTGAATATCCTTCACCAGAATTTTCCTCTTACTTGAAGCAAGCGCATACCCTTTACTCAGACATGCTACATCAAACTCATTATTCTCGATCTCCTCATGTAACCGAGCAATACAAGTTTCAGAAATGTAATCATCTCCATCAATCTGGAGGACATAATCAGCATCGCTGGAAAGGAAGTATCTAAGGACAGAATTCTTACCGCATCCTGGAGTCCCATTCGACTTTGTTTTCGTTACAGGGAATCCATTGTCAAAAGAAATTTGGGTCGCCAGAGAAGAGAAGTCGATATCAGTTGTATTAATAACGACAATCCGCTCATGAGGAGAGGAGTTTGAGTTCACGGATTTTAGACACCGCTCCAACTTCTCTGGCTTCCCATTGGTCAGGATAGCGACCAAAACTTTAGCCATCTGAATGTTTCCGATCGTGTTCGTATAATGCCAAGAAACCATAATGGATAATCTTGATTATATCTTTTCGGTGATCAGCAGGAGTTCCTTTCTTACCATATCGACCGTTATACTTATCGATGTTGCCATGGAAGAATCCCTCTCCATGACCACGATCTACAATTACCTCAGAAGATTGGAGTCCAGTCTTACCATAGTGACCGTCATAGGTCTTGTCTATGTAAGATCTAAACTCCTCCATCAACTCATCTTCCCTGAATTTATAATCAATCATTCCATTGTCTCCTTAAAAGTCAAAGTCATCAGTAGCTTCAGCACTGACAGTTTCATCTTCATCAATCAGTGCACCAGCATCAACCTTGGTATACAGGTCAATGAATGCCGCACGAGTATCTTCATCGAAGCGATTCACACACAACTCGATCGCTTTGAGGCGGTCATCGAACATAGCATAAGCATTCACGATGTGCTCAATACGACGAGTAGATACGAGGTCATCAATAGCACCCTCAGCAAACGTCTTACGAATAACATCAGCCCAGCGAACCAGCTTCTCAGCGAAGTCCTCATCGACCTTACCAACCTTGCTCATCTTACCGAGCACAATACGTTTCTCTTGCGCTTCAGAAGGGAACTGTTGTTCAATCGTGATAGCAAAACGCTCAAGGAATGCTTCATCAAGGATCTGGGCAGAGATAAACTTGCCATCATCCGAACCACGACCTTTAGTGTTAGCAGTGGCGACAACATTGAAACCAGCGGCAGGCTGAACCATCTCACCAGTCTTCTTGTTGTAGTATGGTTTGCCCTCAAGGATCGCTTGAAGACACATCAGCTTGTTAGAGCCACGATCCAATTCGTCAAGAATCAGAACCGAACCACGCTTCATCGCGGTCAGAACTGGACCTTCACGGTAAACCACGTTGCCATCAACCAGTGTGTTACCACCGATCAAATCATCCTCGTCAGTCTCGACCGAGATGTTCACACGGATCGCTTCACGCTTGGTCTTGGCACAGATCTGCTCGACCATGGTGGTCTTACCGTTACCAGACAGACCAGAAATGAATGTGGGATAGAACAGACCAGACTTGATAATCTTGGTCAGGTCTTTGTGGAAACCAAACGCCACATAAGTGGGATCGACCACAGGGACGAGGTTGTCAATTTCAACCGCTAGTTTGGCTTGGGTCACAACTTTGGCATCCTGTATAGGGGCAGGAGCAGTCTGGGGAGCGGTATTGCTCGCCACAACTCGGAGTCCTGCTGCATCAACAGCATATTTATTGTAGCCGACTTTGTTCTCACGAAAGAACCAGTGCGGATAGGAGATACCGAGATCCTCAACGATCTTGGCTACCTCGGGGCGAGTGAACGTCTCTTTGCTCTCCGCATTAAGGGCAGCAATCAGCTTTTCACGATTCAATTTACTCATAACATAATCCTCTCTCATCAAGTTATACTCTATTCTCGCTCATTCTCTCCAAAAAGTCAAGCGATTTTTTCAATAAATTTCGTTAAAAATTTGCGCGAGGTAGTCTTGGTCTTCTGGAACTTCTTGAATCCACGCACCAGATCGCCTTTCTTCTCACCTTTGACCTCTAACTCAGCATCCTCTCCGAGATCCTTGGAGCGGAGGCAGAAGGCAGTAGGGAAGCCGTCGAGACCGTCTATCTGGATATATCCATCAGACAACCACTCAGTCTTCCACTTCTTATCGAAGTCAGACTCGGAATTCCAGCCATAAATGTTCATAAATTCCTGCTTCATACGAGCGCGATTAGCGTCAGACAGGAAGTAATTCACCGTCCGAGAGCCAGTCGTCTTGTCATAGTGGGCAATCAGAGCCTGACAAACCTGATCAGCGAACCTTGTGTTCCAGACTCGAGACTCAGTCTTACCGAGAGTCGTCACACCGTTCTCACGGATAGCCACACGGTCACCACCATAAGAGTAGCTTCGAGTGTAAGCATTGTGGTCACCGCCCATACCGAGCGAACCAGTGTTACCGCCATCAGTCAGGAACAGAGTGTTCAGGACATCAATGCCATTACGACGACGAAACTCCAGAGCAATATCGCGCATCATCAGAACAGTCGCGTCCAGCGGTGTGCCGCCAAGACCGAAACGACTAGGGAAGCTGTAGTGCTCACAGAAGGGCAAACCAGACTGCCGAGAATTCCAAGTAGAATAGCCAGAGCCAATCATCAGCATCAGCATCATAGTTTTCTTGAATTCTTTAGCACCCATACCAGAGTGAATCAGACGATTGATACACAGGTCATTATCGACTATCTGAAGGTCACCAGCTTTTTGGTTCTGAACAACGTGCTGATCAATATTGTTTCCATGGTTGTTTGTGAAAGAGTAGACCTCAAACGGAATGTTTACTTTCTTACAAAACGACACCTGAATCAGCATCTGCTCAATAGTCGCTTGAAGTTTGTCATACATAGATCCAGAGAAGTCAATGACCATCAGCATACCGTGGTTCTTGCCATCGGGAGTAACAGTCGTTGACAGGAACACGTCTTCAGTCAGCTTGGTTGCCCACAGCTTGTCCATATTCAAGTCACCAGTGCGGTGCTCACGTGCTTTCTTCAGAGTCTGTGCTTTACGTTTCGCCTCAAACTGTGACACCATCATATTGATAAAGGCACGGTTCTTCTTGGTGAAGCCATTGACTAGCATCTCAGCAGCAGTCTCGAAAGGAATCGCATCCTCCGAGTCAAAACTGCGCCAACCTCTCCCTGCGTCATCAGCGACAAAGAAGTCGACTTTCTCACGGAGATGATCTTCAAGACCATTCCAAGGATCGTTGTTCACCCACTTCTTGGTGTCAAGTTTGGGGAAGTTTACCCAGTGAATGTCTCGAGATCCAGTCTCAATCAACTGCTCTTCATTGTCACGGAATGCCTGATCAGTAAGAGACGCTGGCTCGCCAGACTCTTCACTCTGGATCATGTCAGCGTCATCAGACTCATCATCAGACTCTTCGTCAGAGGCATCACCTTCGTTGTTTTCTTCTTCAGCGTCAGACTCTTGCGAGTCGTCAGAGTCGTGGGATTCATCCTCACCAGTCTCTTCTTCGCTGTTAGCGTCAGAGTCATCGCTCGGCATAGGCATAGGATCTTCGCTATCATTCTCGCCTTCCTCACTGTCACCGTGAAAGGCATCAGGCAGATCCATTTCTGACTCTTCATTCTGCGCATAGTCATACAGATCTTCAGAGACAGCCACAACGTCATCCCAAGTCTCACACTTGGCAACACGGTCAACAAAGACTTGCTCTGCATCAGTGAAATGAACATTGGCGAACTGACCAACCTTGTAGAACAGATTGATACGATCGATCAGGGGATAGTCATTGATGTCGTTGTCACCAAGACCGAAGAAGTCCATCTCGAACATCTCACGATATCCTTTGTAGAAACTCTTGGTCAGTCCAGGAAAACGCTTTTTGATATCACGCTCGATGCGAGCATCTTCAACGACATTTAGGAATGATTTGAAACCTTTACCCTTCAGAGACTGGGAATCGTGCCAACCTTCCAAGGGAGTGTTCAGCGCATGACTTACTTCGTGACCGATGAACAGGTCATACATAGCAGGGCTGATGTCGGATTTCAGTATAGGAAGAACGACCTTACGATCCTTCAGATCGAAGTATGCAGTAGGGACGTTCTTATGCTCGAGGCTCACATTCTCAGTAGCGAGCAACTTAGCTAGTGTACTTTTCTGGGCAATTTCCATAACTTCTCCTCAACTCTTACACCTATTATCGGTCATATTGAGGTAAATGTCAAGCGTTTTTTGCTATTTTATTGAAAAAAGATTCCCTGTAAAATCAACAACTTAGCTGATTTGTTCAAAATATCTTGTAATTGCCTTGATTTTTTCGATCTGTTTGTCGATAATAACAGTCCGATTTGGCCATTTGATGATGTCCTTTTCGGGATTCTTCTTCAGGTTCAACAGTAGGGGAAGGATTAGATCCTCGACATCCCTGAGTTTCCCAGCAACATCTTGCTCGACCAGATTGCGGTGCTCATTAATCATACCCGAATTATCAGAGGAGAGGATTCTTGCCTCCAGCTGTTCGAGTTTATCCATAATAGAGTCCATCTGATCAGATGATACTTCGGCTGTTACAGTCTGTTGTGCTGGAGGAGATCCCTCGATCTCGTCCTCGTCCACCATAGTGAACCCAAAATCATAATCGTCAGACATATTCTGTACTCCTATATAAGACACTATTTATAAGACCATCAGCAATTTTCTTATGCCCATCAGCATTTGGGTGCTGACAAACTTCTAAGTCTTCCTCGCAAAAATCTTTCAGTGTTCCCTTGTGCCAATGTTCCCATTCTTCGTCTCGAATAGTGTAGTTTTCATCAAATGCTGACGCCATTATATAATTTATTGAGTTGGAAGTCAAGTAATTTTCAGTCGCACGTATACTGACCTCTGACATATAATAACATTGAGAGTGTTCTTTGTGTTGTCTGCCACCAACCCAGTTCGGCTTCTTGAACATCATGTCAGAAGAATCCCAATCCCAATCTCGTGTGGATCCGCTCCAAGTTATAAGAGCGAATTCATTTGGTTTAAACTCGTGAGACAAGACTTGGCTCATTATGGCTGGATTAGAATTACCATCAACCCCATAGTTGATGAGATCCCAACCAAGCTGAGTAGAGATGTGTTCCACAAACGAAGTGACATAATATCGTTTGTCATCCAGTTTATTTAATCCAGACGTCCAGCTGTCACCAAACGCAACAATAGTTCTCATTTATGTGTTGTCACTATCCGAATATTTTACTTTGGCTTTGTCATACAACTTGATATGCTTGCGGAGTCTTTTGTTGTATCCGCGCTTTATTTTCTTCGCCACACCTGCTCTCTGGAGATAACAGTAGAACTTTCTGGCACTGGTTAGTGCGTCATACTCGTATCCGTTCTTCATCTTTATTCTCAGCTTCTTCATAAGATTACTCCTATTGTATCTTGCTTCGAATCTTCCTCACGACCTTCTTCTTCATTGCCTTTATCGCACGGTCGAGTTTCAGCTTCGAAACACGTTGTGTGAAATTTTGTCCAACCATATGGTCATATTCGTGAAGGACAACCCTTGCAGCCATACCAGTAAACTCCTCGACAACATCAGCACCTTCTACATCCTGATACTTCACAGTCACCTTTGTTGGGCGACGAATCATCAAGAACACTCCAGGAAGTGAAAGGCAACCTTCTTTCATTGCCTCGGTGTCATCTCCCATGCCAATAACAATTGGATTGATGATATACCGCTTCATGTCTTTACCATCACCAAATGTGAACACCTTCGCGTCCAAACCCTCTTGGTTTGCTGAAAGACCAATGCCTCCGAGTTCTTGTTGTTTCGCAAACAGTTTATCACAAAACTCTTTTGCATCTTGTTCCTCGAAGTCAAACTCTTTTGGAGTTCGCTTCAACATCTCATCACCAAAGTTCAATAGTTCCATTATACCATCACCGAATAGTTTTGTCTTTTCTCGAATTTAATTACCGATCTAAACTTGTCAAATAACTGGTCACCCTTATGGCTGATCACAAATACGTTTGTGTCGTCACCAATTGTATTTAGCAGAGTCATAACGTAATCTGTACCATTATTATCCAACGAACTGTCAAACACCTCATCGAGAATCAAAAGGTTGGTGCTTGCGCTGTTCTTCATCTTGGCTATAGTTCTCCAAGTAAACAGCAACGCCAAATCAATGCGCTGTTTCTCACCCTCACTGAACGAGGCATACGAAAACTTATCGCGACCACGAGATTTAATCGTCTCGTTAAACTTCTCATCCAGATTGAAGTTCACAAAGAAGTCCATTGCGGCAAGATACTTGTTTGCCAGAGTGTTGATGGCAGGGAGATATTGTTTGATGATTCTGGTCTTGATGCCAGTGTCCTTCAACAGTGCAGCAACTGCCTGCATATAATGCATTTCCTCGTTCTTTTCAGACCGATGTTTGTTTGCAGCAGTTACTTCTTTGGCAAGTTCTTTGAGTTTATTTTGCTCTGACTCGATATCAGCCACACGCCCTCGAGCATCGCCCAACTCTGCATGTAAGCGTTGAAGATATTTTTGATTAGTTGTAATCTCATTATTTGCCTCTATTATCTCAGACTGCAAATCCTGATATTCTTTTATCAGGCGATCCACTCTTTCGAATTCTTCTTGCATTTCTCCTGATGCTGCTTCGAGTTCTTTGATTTTACCCACTCTCTCACTTTGTATTTCTTCTTTATGCTCGTGGGGAATACCCTGTTTACAGGTCGGACAGTCGTCGTGCTTTTCATAAAATTCTAATTCTTTGTTTATTTTTCTGACTTGGGAGATAAACTTTTCGTTGATGGCTTCGAGTTTTCTTCTTTTTGCGGTCGGGTCGCCCAGATTCTTCGCCTGCTCATCCTTGATTGCTGTATCCTTCTTAATGACCTCGATCTTGCCGTCCAACTCATTTATCTCTCCTTCGATTTCACTGATCTTATCAGCCTTGTTATTTTCTAGAGTTTCAATATATCGTTTCTGGATAGTGGCTTTTTGTTTGGCAACCTCTACCTTGGACTCAATATCTCGAATCTCTCCTTGTATACCAGTCAGCTGTTGTTTCAACAGCCCATTCATAGTCGTGAAGATCTGGATATCCAAAATATCCTCGATCACCTCGCGTCTAATATGTGCAGGGAGTTGCATAAATGGTGTAAACGATGCGCTCCCTAAAATAACGATCTGGGTGAATGATTTGTAATTCAGGTTCAGAATGGATTCTTCGAGATATTTTTGCGTGTCTCTCAGAGCAGCATCCTGATCAATCATCTCACCATCGCGGTGCACCTCGAATATATTCGGTTTGACACCACGAATAACTTTGTATTGGGATTTACCAACACGAAACTCAACCTCAACCAATAAACCCTTTTGATTGACAGAGTTCACCAGTTGCGGTTTATTTATGTTTCTAAAAGGTTTGTTGAACAATCCAAAGCACAATGCATCAAGAAATGTTGATTTACCTGCACCGTTATCCCCTACAATAAGAGTAGAAGGTGATCGTGTAAAGTCTACCTCAGAGAAAGCATTACCAGTGGAGAGGAAGTTTTTCCACCGTAGTTTTTCAAAGTAAATCATTATATATTTTTGGCTTCTACATAAAGACCTTTGACTACATCCTTTAGTCTCTTGCGGTCTAAGTCAGTGTGGATGTTGTCGATATAATCATCAAGCAACGTGATAGTATCTTCAAGATTTAGATTGTCTGAATCGATAGCGTCATCTTCAAACTCCGAGAAGTCTTCAATGATTTTCATCTCAATCAAATCACATGATTCTAGTCTATCTATAAAGGAATCAAACTTAGCAAAATCGCCCTTGTTGACAACAACTACCTTAACGGATCCACCAATAACAGAATCATAATCAACAGTGTCGATATCTGTTCCAGAAGAATCATCTGCGTCGTTGTAATAGAACTTATGAAAGATGTTAAACGGATTTTGAATGAATTCAAGTTCATTTGTTTTAGTATCATAGATGTGAAATCCTCTAGGGTCGTCATAATCGCTCCAAGTAATTTCATAAGGATTACCCAAATAAGTAATATTCCCATTGCTGGAACGATGATGAAAATGGCCAGAGCAAACAAGATCGAATTTATCAAAAATCTTAGGATCCATTCCGTGATCGTTTGCGTGACCTTTGTACATCTGGAAACCAGATAGTTCGTAATGTCCAAAACATACTTTGGCGTCTGTCTCATTTATTGCCTCCATAGTCTGCTTGTAATTATCAGAACAAATCCAAGGAGTAAACAGAATATCTCTCTCATCAAAAGATAACTTTGTTACCTCTGGATAGATTGTGATGTTGTCATAATCTTTTAACAACAACTCAGGAGAGTTCACCTCATTGGTGTTCTTGAAATATGTATCATGATTTCCAGGGATCATGTGCATGTCGATTTGCATCTCTTGCGCTTTGTCAAAGAAATACTCTCGGCACTTTTTGTAAGTATTAAAATTAATAAACTTGCGACGATCGAAAATATCACCCAAGTGAATAATGGTTTTAATCTGACGCTTTTCCAGTTCGGGGAAAAACTTCTCTGTATAAAATTTCTCAAAGAAGTTGTCGAAAGGTATAGAATCGGATCGCGCACCAAAGTGCGTATCAGTAATCAATGCAATTTTCATAAGTTACCTATGTTGCGAAATACCAGTCTGGTGTTTCTCGCTTAGTCCATACAGCCATCTTGGCTTTGGCAATGCGGTAGTATTGACGATATGCTTCAATAGAATCTGGTTGTTTGAATTCGTCTGGCATTGCTTGGGGCATCTTGGTCATTGGTCCACTCTTGATATTCTCAGGTGGATACTTCAAGATGTGTTGCAATTTTTGCTGGGTCAGATGAACCTTACCATAGCGGTGCGTGTATTCTTTACACAGTTCTTGCCAGAGAGCATGCAACCAGATATAGTTACTGAAAGATTCTCGCACCCAGATACCAGATGGGTGATTGATGTGTGATGCTTTGTAAAGGATCTGATCCTTCTCTGGATGTGGGTGTTCCCAGCGAGCAATTTTACGACCAGCAGCAGTCTTGTCATACCACTGAGTCCCATCTAGAACACGATGAGCAGTCGACATAAGTTGAGCATACTCGATAATCATCTTGACAACGTGTTTGTCTAAGTGTTGTTTCGCAGCAGTCTCATAGTTTTCATCTAGGTAAAAAATATTCACTAATCCATCCTCCTGAATACTCGAATCCAGTAATTATGCAACACTTTGCGTGCTAAGTCAAGGTCTTTTTTGACCTCTGGATATGCTATTATTCCCTCGTTGAAATCCTTTTCGTATGTCTCAACTATCCGACGAGCGTCCTTCAAGGGCATCTTTAATTCGTCTTCGGGCATCTTTGTCTCCGAGTTCATACGCTTGCAACAGTAGAGTATATAATTCTTCAGCTGAAAAGTCAAGCACATTTTTCTTCTCAACCTTACCGCGCATGTCTTGCATATACGCTACAAGTTCCTTTTGATGAACGTGATATCTAATATCTTCAATGCTTCGTATCATATAATTTATCCTTAAATATGTCTCAGTTCTTCGAGATTGTTACGTTGTTTGAAATTGAAAACGTCTACCATTTTAAAAAACGAATTCCTGTTTATTGGGTCGTGCCTTGCTTCCCATGGTATACACCACCCTGCCTTTTCGTCTGTATTGACAACCACGTCTGGAAGTTCTTCTTCAAAGAGTCCTCTCAACAAAAATTTTGAGATTCCTGGAGTTTTAACCTTGCTGTGTTGCTTGGTCTTTAATTCTGCAGGCACTGATAAAATATCTCGAACCAGTTGCTGGTGTGTAAACGGAGCGCGATACTCCATCGAAAAATACCCAGCACATAAATCATTTACAATATGATAACTATCTCTGGTCAAGAGAAAAAATAATCGTTGATTGTTTAATGCGTCATCACCAAAACAATGGACAGGAAACCATGGCAAATCTTCTTTTATTCTTTGAGCATTTTCTTTGGTGAAATTTTTCAATCGCCTTTCTTGCATATCTGGATGATCACCGCTGTAACCTGTGAAGATCTCGTCGCCTGCGTCACCAGTGCAAATTACTTTCACTCCTGCTTCGGCAGCACCCTTCATCGCCATGAATCTCGGAACAGCTCTTTTGAAATCAAACACAGGGTGATATATTGCATTCAAGGTTTCTATTCGGTTATCTCGAAAAACTTGCTCATTGATTATTACTGGCACGTGTTCAGTATCGTGGTGTTCTGCGCATTCAAAAATTTTGCGTATGTCGTTCATATATGGGCTGTAGATACCCTTTTGCCCCGAAACATCATACATAGTAGAAACTGCATATCTATCTTTCATACCCAGTTTTTTTATTTGCGACAAAACTGTATTTGAATCTAACCCACCAGACAAACTAACACCAATTGTTTGTTTCGTGTTACACACAGAACGAATACCATTCTCTATTGACTTTTTAATCTCAGGGAAAGTTATATTGTTGTTAGGTTCTATTTGATAATCGTGTAAGTGACTTCGTGAATGCAATTTCTTTTTCTTGACATCCCACGTTATAATCTCTCCTGGATATAGTTTGTGTATGTTTTTATATGGAGTGAGTTCACCCATAGCAAATCGGGATGCCTTGTCGATTTTATCTAGTCTTCTTTTACATAACTCCATGTCAGTAATATAATTAAACACATCCAGTGTACTAGAAAAATACAAATCATTTTTTCCATCGATGTGATAAAAGAGAGGTTTGCCGCCATAATGATCTCTGACCAAATGCAACAATCCCTTTTCAACCTCGTACCAAGCAAGAGCAAAATGACCGTTGACTTTTCTCAGATAATCGACACCGTGAAAATCTAGCATTTCTGCCAACCAATCAGTGTCATAACCCTCAACATCATATATCTCGCCATTATACGATAATATGTTACCCTTGCGAGTAATCTTTGGTTGCTTTGAAGTTTCAGTTTCGCCTGAGATGGTCAAAAGATTATGACCGAGATGCAAAAATTCGTCAGTCCAGACTCCTGTGTGATCTGGTCCACGATAACTATTTTTAGCATTCATCAAACCAATTAAAGTTTTACGTTTAACTTTAGTGTGACCGTTTATCCCGCACAAAAGAAGGCATTCCTTATGTTCGTAAAATTTTCACCAGAGTATTGGTTTGACTTATTGCGTCATCCAAAGCATTGTGATGCGTGTCATCTTCGTTTGCTCGGATCTTTGCGTTGCTGACTCCAACCAGATTGGTTGCAGTTTTGAAACAGTGGATGTGCCAGTATAGCCATGGTGGTTTTTCATGACCGATAGAATACATGGCAGACTCTAGGATTTGAACATCAAACCCAGCACTGTTTCCCCAGATAGGGATAGACTTGGTTCCATACCAATCACGAAACTCGTTAATGGCTTTCTCAAATGGCATTGTGTCAATCATTAATTGTTTGAGTGCTTGCTTGTTTTGCCTGCTCCACCAGTCGATAGTTCCCTTGTCTATATGGCGGTCATATTTCTTTGCAGTAGAGGCATCGATGTTTTGATAGTAGGTATCGATTACTCCAGACTCGATATTGAATTTGGTTGCACCGATTGAAAGGATTGCAGCATTACCTCTTGTGCTGAGAGTTTCAATGTCGACCATTACTTGATATTGCTTTGGGTCGGTAAAAAGCTGTGCGCCATCTTTCATTCAGATTTTTCTCCGTCAATGTCTTTCATAACTTCTAGTTTCTCTTTCGCCATGGCGAGTGCCTCTTTATCATCGAGGTATTTGGGTCTGCGCTTCTTCAACCCTGCCTTCTGATCAGCATGCTTTTCTTCAAGCTGTGCTGCTTCGTCAACTGCCTTGCGGATATACTCCAGATATTCTGCGTTTCCGTCATTACCGTCAGCGTCTGCCATCATCAGTTCCTGCATATCCAAACTGCCGATAAACTTTTTCTTCGTATCCATTTGCTTCTTCTCTTTTTGGATACGACGAATGAATGCGTAGTAAGTAATCTGTGTGAAGTATGCAAACGGATTCTTTGATTTCTCTGGATCGAAATTATCAATATATGTGATACAATTTTCAATACCGTCGAGAATCATCTCGTCTCTGAAAGTATAATTTACGAAATTGGATTTGTATGCGAGGTGGTTGGCGATCTTCACCATACACTCACCTAGATACTCAGTCACACGAGGTTTCTGCTCACCTGCTGCTTTTGCAGCCTGAACACGCTCGCGATACTCTGTAATCGCAACTAGGAATTCTTTATTGTCAACGTAATGTCGACTGTTGGGATCTCTTCTTTTAGCCATAATATCACCATTCTACATGATTACTTCAAAATAGTCAAGCATAAGTTTATTTCAAAAAAGATCAAAGTAATGCTTGACAATTACTTAAATCGTTGGTATAATCAGCGTGTCGCTGTTTGAAAGAGAAGTATTAATTTATCTTGTTGTTTGTCTTAGCATCCAAATAATCAAGCAGGTCATCTGGACTCAGCACATCAGCGAGGCTCTCCTCCATTTTAGTCTTCCGACGTTGTGCCTTATCTTCAAAATATATCTTCTTCACGCAATCCTCATACCCTATCATGTGCGACTCAACCAACTTTGATACTACCAGCACACCAGCTGTCGAAACAGTGAACGCAACATCATCTGAAAGACCCATCCAAGATTTCAACATATACGATTCACTGAGGTGATCGTCATACTCGTCCACGCCACCAGAATATATTTCGATTGGATACATCATATTCATAAATGGCTTCGACAAATCATATTCTGTTTCAAGGCAAGCGACGATCGTCGTTCCATCGGTAAACCTGACAACTCTTACTTTATCGAAACCACTCATTTATCAACCTTGACAAGTTTATACTTGAAACCTTCTTCATTATATAGTTTGACTCTTTCAACCAGATGTTCGAGAGTATAATTTTTCTTTGACTTCCAAGACAGGTCATCGCCAATGTCAAAGAGTTTACACGCAACCTTGTTTTCCCCGAGGCGCAATCCCCGACCGATCGACTGTAAATTTCTTATTCTACTTTTCGATGGTGAGGAGAATACAACATTATGTAAGTTACGAATATTTATACCTGTCGAGAACGTACCATACGAGGCGACGATTATAGCATTATCGCTCTTCTCAGTCAAGGCACGTATTTCTTCTCGCTGATCAGTGTCAGTGCCACCATATACAAAATACACAGGTCGATCTTTGTCAGCCTTTTTCTTTATCATATCAAAAAGGACACTGCCATGCTTTTCAACGAATTGAAATAAGACCAAGCTGTTACCTTTCTGATCGATCACGAGGTTGCTGATTAAATTGTTTCTCCAATGGTCGCGCACCAGCCAGTCAACTTCCTCCTGATACTTCATTGTCTTCATCGCCTTGCGCTCTTCATCCTTGTGTTGCAGGAGCAAACAAGTTATATCGAGATTCGCAACCTGACCATCATCCATCAGTTCTTTTGTGGTGATTACCTTTGTCACATTACCGAAACAACCTTCCAGAACGAGGCGGTGAGTCTTTGTGCCATCCAGAGTTCCTGTTGTACCAAATCTCCAGTGTGCGTTTTCGCATTTGTTTAGGATAGTTGTAAGAGATTTCGCTTTGAACAAATGTGCTTCGTCGCCATAAACAACATCAAACTTCTCGAACCATTTCTTCGGAAATTTGTAGATTGATTGCCAAGTCGAGATCGTGACAGGAAACTCGTTTGACTTTTCCTTACCGCCATAGATTCGATGACAGTTCTCGCTCGCTTGCCATTCGACACCGCTTGCATAGTCTTGAAAGTCGCCATACATTTGCTCAACGAGCGAGGTTGTGGGAACGATGATGAGTTGTTTCTTGTTTCTCTCTTGGTAATACCGCATGAGAGTGTAGATGATAAGAGACTTACCAGAAGCTGTCGGTGATAACAGTAAGGATCTTGCACCTTGAACACCCTTACGGACAGCTTGCACCTGATAATCTCTTATCTCAATCGGCTTTTCTCCGCTGTGTAAGTTTAACTTCTTCGCAAAGTTCTCAATGTATTCAGTTGATACTATGTCACCCTTTGACTCAATGCGGTTGTCTACAGTGTATTCGAGCTGTTTAGAGAAGTCGAGGAGATACTTTATCAGCCCAACAGGTAATTCTTTGTTGAACATATTAAAGAGTCTTGCTTTACCGTCCCACATACGCGATTTATATGCAGGCATAAATTTGGCTCCAGGAACATCAAATGTGAAAAAGTCATTCAGTTCTTGGAGAATACCTGTGTCACATTCAACGTGCATGTTCACAGCGTTTTTATATGTGACAGTGATGTCAGCCATTACATAAGTCCATTTGTAAATTTAGTCCACTCAATACCATTTTTAATATCCCAAGTCCTGCTGTGTAGGGATCGCATAACTCGGTCTAGGAAATCAACGACAGTGCGGATATACTCAACCTTGTTCATTTGTTCTTGGAGATCTTCGTCTGACTCGATCATCTCAGCCATATCGTTCTTCAGAGGTTTATTACCGAGCCATTGATCCCAACCGAGTGCATCAAGTTCCTGCTTGGATAATTCTCCGCGCCAGTATTGTTGCTTGATTCTTCTCAGCTTGTAGAATGCTGCCTCGGATTTTCTAAGTTGTAACTTAAAATTGGAGAGGTGATTGAGATATTTGGAGTGAAGTTCAGCAGTTTTGATCGTTGCTTTACCGAGTTCTAACTCGTCAATTTTGCAATCAACTGCCCAAGATTCTTGGAGTTCTTTTAATGTAATCATAATATAATGTATTTATCACGTCAAATTTTCGATCTTGAAAGTCCTGTATCTGAACCCTGCGATACCAGTGAAGTAGTCACCAGCACCTTGTGTG